TGGAGAAGCAACAGGAACAATGACTGACGCTTCTGGTTTAACAGAAGGTCAAGAAGGATATGATCCTGAAACCGCAAGATCAGTAGGAGGAAACCAAAGATTCGCAGATGCTTCTCAGGACACTCTTGACGCACAGCAAGGTGTCAGAGATATGCAGGGACAAGGTCAACAAGCATATACAGATGCTTCAAATGTAGGTAAAGATGTCTCAGGTTATCAAGCTGAACAAGTAGGTGGAGGTAACTTCCTGCAAGGTCAAGCAGTTGGAGATTACATGAATCCACACACTTCTAACGTGATTGGTGGACTTCAAGATCAAGCAATGAAGTCTATGCAGATGGGTCGCAACCAGTTAGGAGCGCAAGCGCAAATGGCTGGTGCTGGAATGGGTTCACGATCTGCAATTGAGAAAGGTGTCATGGCAGGTGAGGTTATGTCAAACCTTAATCGTCAAACTGGTGAATTGCTGAATAAGAGTTTCGCAGATGCTTCTGCTCAGAAACGTGCAGACATGAAAATGAATCAAGATGCTCAGAGATACAACCAACAAGCAGGAATGCAAGCACAGGATGTTAGACTAAGAGGAGCAAGAGGAATGACAGACGCAACTGGTGCAGGAAGACAAGCAGGTTATCAAGATGCTCAGATGCTCTCAAAAGTTGGTGCAGATATAGAAGGTCGAGATCAAAGACAGAAAGATTTTGATTATGATGAATATATTGAGGGTCGTGATTGGGATAAAAACAACGCAATGTTTGCGTCAAACGTATTATCGGGCGCACCAGTAGGTACAACAACTACTCAGAATAATCCTATGTATCGTAACGCAGGAGGAAGTAGGATGGGTCGTGCGCTTGCAGGAGCAGGAGCAGGTTGGTTATATGGTGGACCCGCAGGAGCGGCTATCGGTGGTGGTTTAGGTTATCTTGGTAATGACATGGGTGGTTTAGTTTAAATTAAAGGAGTAGATTATGGCATATACAAAGAGAGAATTAGGTCTTTTAACTGGAAAAAAAGAAGAAGATCCTGCTTGGTATGACGAAATTTTTCGTCTTCTTAAAAATTCTTTACCTGTTACTGAGCAAGAGACTGTTGACAGACTTAAAGCAAAAATGAATAAAAGGGATTTTGAAAGCATGAGTGATCGTTTAGATTTAGAAGGTCTTAGTGCAAAGATTACTGATATGGAGGACGATCCACAGGATATGTTAGATGCTGAAGGGAGTTTTGACAGTTCAGTAATTGATTCAGAATACGGAAAATACAGAACTCCAGATAACTCAACAGATACATCAGATATTGCTAAAGAATTAAGTTACTCACTTGAACCAGAAGATCAATGGCTTAAAAGTCATGTTGATGCAGAAAATAAAGGGAAAGATTTAGCAAGAGAAGAACATCTGTTACGCAGAGGTGCAGAGGACACTTCTGGTGGGATGACCAATAATGCGTTTGCTAGTAAAAGTCCTGCATCCAAGATGTCTCCACAAGCGAAGTCTGCGATAGTAGGTCTATTAAAAGACTTTCTGACTCCAGCAGAAGACGCTCCTCCTCAACAAGCTAGGAGTGCAGGAATATCCAGAGGAAGCATACCATTTCCTTCTTTACTGAGTCAGAATAAACAACCACGAAATTACTACCAAAATAAGGGATTAGTATAATGAGTGAACAAGATTTAGTTGCAATGCACGAAATTCCGCCTGAAGGAATTCCATATAATACTCATACTCGTAAGGCTAAAAACCCTAAACAGCAGAGTTTATTAGAGGATCATAGTGAGAAATATGAAGGTGTTTCTCCACTCGCTATGGGTCTACTCCAAGCAGGTGCGTCCATGATGCGGAATAGCGGATGGAGAAATAAACCGATGACTACGTCTGAAATGATTGGTCATGCAATCCCTGCTGGTATTGGTGGTTATTATAATCAGGATGTACGTAATCAACAGGAAGAAACAAATTTCATTGCACAACAGCAAGCGAAGCAACAGCAAGACTTAGCACTTGCACAGACGCAATCTATGATTGCTCAGTTAGATACTATTGATTCAAAATTACTTAACAGAGAACAAAAGAGAATTTTAAAGTCACAACTTCTTGCAGGAGGTAAAATTGCTGAAGAAGCATCCAAGAAGATAATGGAAATTCTCACTCAAAAGAGAGCAGGTGAACCATATCTCCATAAAGAGTTAGGTTGGGTTCAAGAAGATAAGGATGGAAAAATAGAAGTCTTAAAGGAAAATCAAAAAGATTTTAAAGGAAGTCCATTAGGTACTTTCCAGATTGGAACAGAGGAAGCAAATAAAGTTCTAACTTCACATGGAATAACAAATGTTCCAGAAGGTACAGTATATATAGATGCTAAACCAATTACTTTAGACAAAAAAATATTAGGATCGCACCTTGTTTTTAAAGACGAAAAAGGTGATGAATTAGAAACTGAAGATGTCACAGATTCCAATGGTCAAGTTGCTGAATATATTTCAGCAGAAGAATTTAAGAAGAAAGAACCAAATTGGGTGCTTCCTGACAAAACTAAAAATGTTGCAAGAGATAAGACAGGAAAAATCTTAGGATACCAAATCGAAGATGCAGACGGAATTACTTATCTCGGTGCGCACGAAAAATCATGGCAACAAGCACAAGCGCAACATTCAATATTAAGTTCAGAACTAATGAATGTCGGTAAATTTAAACAACTGGAAGTAGGGAAGGATATTAATATTCCAGCAGGAACAGTAAATGTTAAATGGAATAAAAAAACAGGTGATATTGAATTCTTGAATGAACAAAACAATCCTGTTGCTGATCCAACTACTACTGTCTTAGCTTTACAGGATGAACAAACAAAGGATCTTAATTACTGGGTCGTTGACAAGAATACAGGGAAAAAAATAAAGAAAATTGATCTCAAGGAAATGTATGAGACACCTGTTGAGAGACTCCGTTTTAATATGGAACAGAAAGAAAAAGCAAATCTTGGAAAGAATGTTGATGATTTACTCGATGATCTAAGATTGGATCATGGAGTGGATGATAACATGATTGGTTATCTGAAAACAAAATCTTTAATTGATCCTGAAGGAGCAATCACAGAAATAAACAATCTATACACGCAGTATTATGCGCAAGGCGACAATATCAAGTCTGGAACTACACTGCTTGGTAAGTTTGGTCAGAATGCTCCTTTTGAAGCAGACCTCTACTATAGATTAGAAGGAGATAGATGGGTTGAATACAGACCTCACTCTAGCGAGAGATTAGGAGGAGAAGCAGGTATAAGAAAAGAATACAATCAACTCACAAGAGATCATCGTATAGCATCTCGTGGTTACGATGGTATCATGTCTGGTTTGAAAGCAGATTCAGGTTTTGGTGACATCATGGCGATCACCAGTTTCCGTATTATGTTCGAGCCGAACTCTGTTGTTAGAGAAGCAGAATTTGAGATCACTGCAAATGCTGGAGGTTGGTTAGAAAAATTCTTAAATAATCCAGATCAGTTCATGGATGGTGATAGACTGTCTCCAGTAGCAAGACAACAGATGCACACTCTTGTTCAGGATTATATGAAAGCAATTCAGAAAAGGTCAGACAAGCATTACAATACATATAATGCAATAGCGGAAAAAGCAGGATATAAAAATACTGGAATTGTAGATGTATTTGCAGATCATAACTTTGATATTAAATATCAAGATTATATTTCTACAGGAGAATCGGATAATATAAGGAAAACAATTAATAAAGGTGACAATGCTGTAACTTTGACTCAAATGATACGACAAAGAACTGCAGGAAGGAAGAAAAAGAAATTATGAAAGATAATCCAACTTTAGAAGACATTACTGCTGTTATTACTGAATTTAGAGAAGTAGGAGGTTCAGAGGAGGAGATCACAAAAACATTAAAGGAGTTTGGATATACTCCTGCGTCTTATGAATTAGCTTTGAAGCATAAGTCAGAGAAGAAAGATAAAGGAGAAGGATTCTGGACTACAGTTGATAAGTATATTCGTGGTGATAGTGATGTAGTTAAAATGGGAGGTGGAGATGTTGGTTCAGGTCTTGTTAGAGATTTAGCTCATGCACAAGATTCATTTACTTCTGGTGCATCTATCTACGCAAGAGCAGGAATTAAATCATTACAAGACAAAGCAAAGACAGGAGAATGGAACTGGGATAAGAACCTCAAAATGACTAGAGCAGAAATTCAGGATTATATGCTTGAAAATCCAGTTTCTTCCAAAGTTGCAGAGGTCGCTGGAGGTACAGCACAAGCATTAGTTCCTTTAGGTAATGTGATGAAAGCTACTAAGATTGGTAAATACGCACAAGCAGGGAAACCTGTACGGAAAACAATAAAGGAAGTAGGAACAGGACTCGTAGTTGGAGGAGGTGCTTCAGGTTCGCAGACTGCATTATTAGCAGGTGCAAGAGGTGAGGAAGATGTAGGAAAACAATCACTGCTTGCGACTGCACTTGGAGGTGCAACAGGTGGAGTATTACCTCTATTCGCACCTATAGGTAAAGGTTTAGCTGGTGGTTATAAAATAATGATGGACAATCCTAAAGTTCTAAACACAATGGATGAACTAGGAGAAGGATTTGACCAGATTAAAGCATTCTTTATGAAGGATGGTAAACTCTCTGGAGCAGTGAAACAAAAGTATGAGAAGATAAAGCAATTAGGTCTTGGAGATGACGTAATGGCGGTTGATCTTATAGACGAGGTTGGTGTAGAGAAAGCAGGAAGTTTTCTCAGGTTAGGTGATCCAACAAGCGATACAATAAGAGTTATCAGAGAATCGTTAAGATCAAGGTTAATGAATACGAAGGAGAAAGCAGTAGATTTCATCACTTCTGCATCTGGACAAGTCAGGAAAGGTATCCAGAAACAGAAAGACTACTTAATGAATAGAGCAAGAGAACAAGCGAAACCTCATTATCAAGAAGCGTATTTCCGTGTTGATGAGCAAGGAAATAAAATTTACAATACTATCGTAAATCCTGAGATTGATGAAATCATGCTAAGACCAGATTTCATGGAAGCATACAAGGTTGCTGAGAGACAAGCACGAAACTCAGTAGATGGTAAGACCCTACCAAAGTTCCCTCTGGAGCAAAGGTATCGGATGGTAGAAGATCCAAACAGTGACTACTTTGTAGATGGATTACCAATGACTTTTGACAGAGATCAAGCAGGTAACTTAATCCCTATCTCCAATGAACCTGTTGAATGGCCTGTCTGGGCATTGGATTCAGCTAAAAAGTATCTGGATCGCAAATACAAATATGCTCACCTTCCTGACGCACCTCCAGCATTGAAAGGTTCTAAACCTGACATAACAGAATTAAAGACCAGAATGGTCACTCTTACAGAAGACGCACATCCAGCGTACAAAACTGCAAGGAGTAAGTATCAAGGACAAGCTGAGTTGGAAGACGCATTTGAGCAAGGTGCTGATCTATGGAAACCAAGTCTATCTAAAGACGATGCAGAGTATGTCTGGAAGCAATTAGAAATGAGTCAGAGAGATTCATTCAAACTAGGTGCATACAATTCAATGATGGATTGGATTGAACGTGCAGGAGAAGGGAAGAATCCTAGAGCAGTTGCAGATTACTTTAAGTCTGAACAGAATCTTAATAAACTTACATGGTTAGTTCCTAACCCTAAAGAAAGAAGAAGATTACTTGCAAGACTTGATGTTCTTGGAGAAAGAATATATGTAGACAACGTACTGCTGAAGAATTCCTTAACTGCATCCAGACAAGCGATGGATGACGATACAGCAATAGGTACTGGACTTCAAATGATGCAGGACGTAAAATCTAGGAATGCTCCAGCAGTTGTGACAGCATTAGAACGAGGAATTGCTCCAGAAATAGCAAAAAAGAAAGCAACGTCTGGAGCAAAGTTTGCGTTTGAGCAAGGTGAAAAGGTTGGAGAGAATCTTAAATCTGCTGAAGGTCTATTAACTAAACGAGCAATGACTCAAGGTAAATATGATCCAATGGGTCTTCTAAGTCTTGGAGTAGGTGGTTCTTCCACAGTTGGAGGAGATTACGATAATAGGAAAAAGAGGAAAGCACAAGGAGCAAGGTAGTCTCCTCTTTTCCTAAGTGAGTTTCTAACCTATTTTCCTCTCTTTACATTCACCAAATAACTCATCATCCAAAACATCCAGTGCAGATGACAAATGCAATGGAGATAAGTGAGCATATTTAAACGTCATACTTATATTAGCGTGACCTAGAATATCTGCTACAGTTCGCAATGAAATCCCTGCCATGACCATGTAAGATGCTGATGTATGACGAAGGTCATGCCAGCGAAAATCTTTTATTCCTGACCTTTTTAATGCTTTCTCCCATGACTTTTCAAAGCTATTCGGTGAATTAGCTTTCATAGGAGAAGGAAAAACATATTTACTTCTAAGTTCATTCGACTTCGCACGTCTTTGGAGAATTGAATGAATTTGTGGAGACATCGGAATAGATCGAGGGATACCAGTTTTTGTCTCGTAAAAAGAAAGGAATCTATGTTTCCAGTTAATCTGGTCGAACCTCATCTTCCATATCTCCTGCTTCCTAGCACCAGTTAAAAGAGCAAGCTGGACTGCATCATATAAATCTCCATCACATTCAGCAAGAAGTTCGTCCTTTTCTTCATGTGAAAGGAAACGGATACGACTTCTAGGTTCAGCAAGTTTTCTTATTTTACAACAAGGATTCTCGTCTAACCAGAGGAAGTCTTTTACTGCACAACCTAAGACTGCGCTGAATGCACTAAGGTATCTATTTAAAGTAGTAGCTGATCTTTCTGGTGTAGATAGTGCATCTCTAGCATTTTTAATATCCAGAGGTTTAAGTTCGGATAGTTTATGGTTTCCGAATTTATTACTCCAGTATTCTAGTTGTTGAGAAAAATTCTTTATAGTAGAATCACTTTTATTAGGAAGTATTTCTCTCAAGTATTTACTGATAGTTTCTTTTACTGTATGCTTATCTGATTCAGACGTAAAGGTTACATTATTTTTCATAATACTCTCCATATTTATTTTTGTTGAATATCTTTTCTTGACAAACATATTAGAAAAAATATATAATGATTCTCACGCATAAGATATATTCTTATTGTGAGATAGATACTAATATATAGTATTTATTATTATCAGTCAAGAACAATTAATAAGGAGAAATCAAAATGAATTTACGAGAAAAGATGAAAACTTGTGGAGTTACCTTACAGGAAGTGACTAGACAAATGCCGAAGTGTAATTACCCTCAAGTATGTAATGCACTTAATGAGGACTTGATTAAACAAGTTCATGAAATTGCAGAACGACTTTGCGAGGAAAAAGCAATAAAATTACGTTCAGCATTAAATTCTATTTAAGGTTGTGATGAAAATTAAAAAATGTTTTATATGTGAAAAGAAACTCACAGGAATCCGCACAAAGTTTTGTGGAGACATTTGTTATTTGCAATATAAAGCTGATAGAGCAAAACGACAATCTGAACTAATGCGAAGGAAAAATCCACAGAGAGAATGTACTGTTTGTGGTGAAAAATTCTTTCCGCTAAGAACAGATGTCACTGCTTGCTCTCGACCTTGCTCAACTATTCAAGCTCGCACTAGACAGCAAGAGAAGCGTGACAAAGCTCGCAAACTAGCACCTGTGAAACCAATGGCTAAGCGTTTACCAGTGATGGTAAAGGAAGACCATTCAAAGTTTGAACGTGTAAAAGTAGCTAAATTCCATACTGGTGATCCGAATAAGCAACACGTCCTTCAGTACCTTCAGAATGGAGGTACTATCCTCAGATTTCCAGAAGAACCTCGTGCAAAGATTCCTGAAGTAAATGTCCCTTTCTACAGAGACTTCGATGAGTTAATGGGTTTCGGACTTGAGATGGAATCAGAGGAACAGGTGGTGGTCGATGCACTTTAATATAACTCCAGTTTCAGCACCTCGTCAGAATCGTTCTGATCGTTGGAAGAAACGTCCTGTTGTGATCCGATACAGAGAATACAGTGACGCACTACGTCAAGCGTGTCTAGCGAATGACTTTGTTCTTGGAGAGGAGATCGATCTGGAATTTCATATTCCTATGCCGAAATCTTGGTCGCAGAAGAAGAAAGATAGGATGGTTGGAGAACCTCATCGACAAAGACCCGATACCGACAATCTCGCAAAGGGAGTGATGGATTCGCTACTTCCAGAGGATTGTAAAGTTTGGCACCTCCAAGCAAAAAAGTTCTGGTCAGTTGAAGGAGCAATCACCATTAAAAATATAGGAGAGATATGATCGACAATGCTCCGAGACTTATGCAAGTGGTTATGCGTTCATTACACGCTAAGAGCAGAACTTTTGAAAGTATGGAAAGTCTTCTAAGAGATGATGAAGATAATGTGGTCAAACTTCTTCTGGAGTGGAAGGTTGCAGATAGTTTAGAAACACCAGAAATAACAGAAACCGATATATCAAATGTGAAACATGATCTCGAAGTATATTTCTAAAGAAATTCTCTGGTTAGCAGAGAAAAGAATTCAAGATATTCCAATCCTCAAAAATTCTATTCGAGGTAAAGAAGCAAACCTAATAGGGTCTATTGGAGAAGTCTTGTTTGAAAAGTTCATAGAAGAACAAGGACTCTCTCTGGAGAAAGAAGAAGATGAACAGAAGAAGTACAACCACGATTACGTGATAGATGGAAAGTTCACAGTGGACGTGAAAACGAAAGATCGCAGTGTAGTTCCTAAATCTCATTACGATTGTACTGTTGCACAGGAGAGTCTCGATCACCAGAAACCAGATTATTTTTACTTTATATCCTTGCTGAAGAAAGGAGGAATTTTCACAAAAGGATTCTTGTTAGGAGGAATAGATTTGGAGAGTTTGTTTGAGAAAGGAGATCACTGGGGAGCAGGAGAAGTAGATGCTAGAAATGGAAAAAGGATTAGAGTTGATTGCGTTAGTATCGAAATCAAGGACTTAATCCAAAACGATGATTTTATTAATAAACTAAAAGGAGAGTAATGGAACAGTTAGAAATGTTTGGTGAACAAAGAGTTTTACAAGCAATTCGGAAATCTCAGGACGAGAGGAATAAAGAGTCACGGAAGACTTTTTTCCGTTTTGTTAAATTCAACTTCAGGAAATATGGTCGGAATTAAAAATAGAGGCTCGCAAATTCATCGAGTTAAAACTAAATACAACCGCAATCGAGAGAAGGTTATGGAGATAGTGAGTAGTAAATCAGATGCGTACAAACCAGAAGCAGATCAAGAACTTAGAAGACAAGGAATTGGTGGTTCAGATGCTTCAATTATAATGGGTGTCAATCCATTCACCAATAAAGTCGAGCTTTATGAAGTGAAAACAGGTCAGAGAGAACCTGCTGATCTCAGCGACATGGAGAAAATAAGATGGGGTGTCCTGCTGGAAGATATCATTGCAAAAGAATATGCAGATCGAACAGGAAAAAGAGTTCGTAACGTAAATCGCACATACAGACATAAGGACTATCCAATTCTTCAAGGTCACATTGACAAGAAGATAGAAGGAGAGAATGCAGGTCTGGAAATCAAGAATGTAGGTCTGCGACAAGCAAAGTATTGGAACAATCAACCTCCTATATATTACGAGTACCAAGTGCTTCACTATCTAGCAATTACAGGTTTTGATTATTTCGATGTTTGTGCGTTGGTAGGAGGTCAAGAATTGATGATTCATACAATTCATAGAGATGAAAGACGTATAGATGAGTTGGTAAAGAAGGAACTGGAATTCTGGAACGAATGTGTAATTAAAGAAGTTCCTCCAATTCCTGAGACAACAAGCGAGACTGCAATATTATTTCCAATTGGTGAAGTTGATAAGATCGCACACCTACCTATTTCAATGAACAATATTCAGCAGGAATACTGGAACGAATTAGAAATACAAAAAGCATCTTCTAAAAGGATTGATGCTATAAAAACTCAAATCCAAAACCACATGAAGGATGCTTCAGTGTGTGAGGATTCAGAGGGTCAGAGAGTTGCTACTTGGTCTACAGTAACTCAATCTAAGCTAGACCAGAAACAAATGAAGATCGATGAACCTGAACTCTGTAAAAAATATTTGAAGGAGTCTACGTTCAGAAGGTTTTCAGTAACTTCTAATAAAGGAGAGTAATGACAACTAATAAAATATCTCTTAGCTCAATTGTTAAGGGTAAACAACCAAAACCAATCCGAGAATTATTGTATGGAATGGATGGAGTTGGAAAGACACATTATGCGTGTTCCGCAGATGGTGTAATAGCGTTAGATTTTGAAGGTGGTCTGAGTGAGCATGATGTTCAATCAATTCCTCTGTATGACAAATCAATATCATTTGACGATGTTACAGATGCACTCAGGTTGATCTATTCTGAGTATAAAAAACTAGGTTGCAAAACAGTAGTAATTGATTCTGCTGATTGGTTAGAGAAAAAGGTGCATGAGAAAGTATGCACAGTTAATAATGTGGACTCAATTGAACAGATTGGGTTCGGAAAAGGATATGCAATGGCAGTTAATTACTGGCATGGTTTCCTATCTGGACTCGATTCGCTACGAGCGTTAGGTCTTGACATTATTATAATTGCTCATAGTCAGATCGTGAGGATCGAAGATCCTACTTCAGACTCTTATGATCGACACGACATCAAGCTAGATAAGAGAGTTCGTGGAGTTGTTAGAGAATGGGCGGATTTTGTTTGTATGTGTCAGTTTGAAACTCACTCTTTCAAAGCTGGAGAGAAGTTTGGACAGAACATATATAAAGCTACTTCTACAGGAAATCGTATCAAACATACGATTGGTCAACCTGCATTTGAAGCAAAGAGTAGAGTCGCAATACCTTCACCACTTCCGCTAGATTGGAAGGTTTTTAAACAAGAAATTGCAAAAGCAAGGAAAGGATAATTATGGATTTAAACTTTGATAGTACACAAATAGTCAGTGAGGAAATTCCTTCAGATTTTGGTGCATTACCAGAAGGAAAATATTTGGTGCATATTGCTGAGACGGAGGAAAAGATCAGTAACTCTGGTAACAAATACCTGAACCTAAAACTTCAGGTCTTGGAAGGAGAATATAAGAATCGTTACCTCTGGGACATTGTGAACCTCTGGCATCCAAAAGACAATGTGCGTGAGATTGCACAGCAGACCATGAAGACAATCTGCAATGCAACCAATGTACTGAAACCACAAACCTCTGAGGAACTTCATTACATACCTCTAAGAGCATCTGTCTCACTCGAAACTGACTCGCAGTACGGAGATCAGAACAGAGTGAAGAAGTACCTACCTGCGAATGCTCCAGTAGGAGACGCAAAGAAGCAGATCGATAGGATATTGGATTTGCCAAAGCGAGGTGGTGAACCTCCTGCTTCAACCGAAGCAGTTTCGGATGACATTCCTTTCTAGTGGATTTTTTAAAGAAATGTGAGCAATGCGGAGAACAGTATATTCCACATTCTAAGAATACTTCAGTTCAAAAGTATTGCTCTACATCCTGCAAAGACAAAGCTCAATATTATAGAGCAAAAAAATCTGGTCACATCAGAGCAAAGAAAACTGGTTATCCAAGAAAGTTGTCGGTGAGGTTATATATGCTTGCGAGGAACTCAGATATTACTGCTCCATGTCATTATTGTCAGAAGCGTTTGACTCCAGACAATTTCCAACTGGATCACAAAGTGCCAATAAGCAAAGGTAACTTTAAAACTAAGTCTGAAATACAAGATGAATCGAATCTCGTTGTTTGCTGTGATTCATGCAATCGAGAAAAGGGTTTTCACTACAGTTATGAGGAGTTCATGCAGATGAAAAATGGAGACAAATGGAAGCACGATTAAATAACGATACACACGTCTTGGAAATGAAAGAAGAACTGACAAAAGAAAATTGTCAGGAGATTCTGCGTCTTGCTAAGTCTTGGGAAAAAGCAGAAGTAGAAGGAGTTGAAGAAATCCGAAACAGTAAAATCTTCTGGACTAGCGAACAATGGATTATTGATTTGGTCTGGAAATATATGGAATCCTACAACGAAGTCACTGGATTAAACTATGACATTTCTGGAGTGGAAGCAATCCAGATCACAAGATATGAAAAAGGTGATTATTACGATTTTCACATTGATGGAAAAGGTTCTCATAAAAATGCAGTTAATGGAAAAGTTAGGAAAATATCGATGACAATACAACTCAATGATGACTACGAAGGAGGTGATTTTCAGGTTGCTCTATTTAAAAGAGGTAAGGTTATTATTGAAACAATCGCACAAGGGACAGGGAGTATTATTCTATTTCCATCTATCGTGGAGCATTGCGTTACTCCTGTAACTTCTGGTACTAGGTATTCATTAGTTGCGTGGTTTATAGGAGTTCCATTCAAATGAATAAATACGAGAAAGAAGTTAAAGCAAACGATAAGAGAGTAGAAGAAGGAAAAATTAACGAAGAAAGACGTAAGAAAAAATCCTTAGAAAGTTTTAAGTGTTATATAGCATACATGAAATTACGTAACTTATTGTGAAAATACTAGAATCAATAGTTAAAAAAGACGAGTTCACAGCAAGAGCAAGTGAAGCATTTGATTATGAGTTTGATGGAAAAACTTCATTCACCTGCTTTGACAAACCTCCTGTTCCAGATGAATTCTCAACTGGATTGATAATGGGTCCTTCTGGTTCAGGAAAGTCTTCTCTGCTGAAAGAGTTCGGAGAAGAAAAAGTTCCTCAATGGAATTCTGAACTTGCTATAGTTTCTCACTTTAAAACACCAGATGAAGCAATGGATAAATTATCTGCTGTAGGATTCAATTCAATACCATCTTGGTTACGTCCATATCATGCGCTGAGTACAGGAGAAAAGTTCAGAGCAGACTTAGCACGTAAATTAGAAAACGGAGCAGTTATAGACGAATTTACGTCTGTTGTTAATCGTGATGTTGCGAAGTCTGCAAGCTATGCGATCAGTAAATATATTAAGCGTAACAATCTAAAGAACATTGTATTCGCTTCTTGTCACGAAGACATCAAAGACTGGCTAGAACCAGAATGGACATTCGATACTTCAGATGGTTCTTTTACCATCGGGAGGTGGCTTCAACGGATTCCTATTCGATTTGAAATCTACAAGTCCACAAGATCAGCATGGAAAACCTTTAGTCAGCATCACTATTTAAGTGCAGACTTAAACCAGACTGCGAAATGTTATCTATGCTACTGGGAAAATAAAATGGTTGGATTCAATGCAACTCTCTATTTTCCGGGCTACTTTCCTCCATTGTACGAAGGTGATAATCGTAATTCAGTTCGTGCAAGCAGGACTGTTATTCTTCCTGACTTTCAAGGTCTTGGAATTGGAGTTAGGTTTTCAGATGCACTTGGTCAACTTCATTTGGATCAAGGTTACAGGTACTTCTCAAAGACTGCACACTTCAGATTCGGTGAGTATCGACAGAAGCATGATTGGTGGAGAGCAACATCAACGAACCTAAAAAAGATTAATACTGCAACAAAGGACGAGTTTAATCATTGGTTGCCGGATGCTTCAAGAATCTGTTACTCACATGAGTACATAGGTAAAAGAGGAGACAAGCACAGAGAATTATATGAACTAGAAAAAAAATCTTAAAGGAGAGAGAATGAATGTAAGTTTTTTTAAATCAGCATTATCGAAGAATCATTCGCTAATCGACACAGACGACTTTTTTGAATACATACGTCTAGGAAGATGGAAGTCTGAAATAAATATACTGAGAACGTGTTTAAAGGACTCAGGTAAGGAAGAATATAATAAGAAGAAGAAACTATTGTTCGCAGTCACACTATCTGGAGAATTTAATGGACGAACTGATCTGGTAGAATATTCAGGACTACTGCAAGGAGATATCGATAATGTTAAGAATCCTGAACTGCTGAGAGATCAACTGTCTCTCGATCCGCACGTTAGAGCAAGTTTCCTTTCACCATCTGGCGAAGGAGTTAAGCTCGCAATCAAAGTTCCAGAAGACCCGGATCACCATACTGACTACTTCAACTGCGCAAAGAAATACTTCCGAGAGAATCACGGAGTAGAGTTAGACAACTCCTGTAAGGACATCAACAGACTGATGTTTGTCTCACATGATGAGGACATAAAAGGGAATGTAGATGCTGTCCCTTTGACATGGTCTGACAACGCACGAATTGAAGGTGATGACATAACTGATGCTGTATGCGAAACCAGTGCTGACGACATCTTCTTTGACTCCACGAAGGTCTTCACAGACCCTACCAAGAGCGACTACGAGAAAGCAGAGATAGCACTCAAGAGTATTTTCCCTGAAGAATATGACGTTTGGTTTAAGGTTGGATGTTCGCTAAAAGCACTGCTTGGCGAGTCTGGATACGAACTCTGGAACTCTTGGTCATCGCAAAGTTCAAAGTATAATCCTTCGGAGATGCGCTACAAATGGAACAGCATCTCACCGGAAGGTGGTGTGTCTGCTGGTACTGTGATGCAACATTTCGTTGCTGACAATAATAACGTATTCAACCAACAGAGCAACACACCAGATCACCAGTTTTCGCCACGAGCGAAAAAGGAGGTTAAGGAAAAGATTTCAACTGAGGTCGTGCCACTGGATTCTTCCATGTGTTATCCAGACGGATTGGTTGGTAATATGGTCAGATTCATCTGCGAAAATTCACGTTATCCACAGCCGATCCTTGCACTATCTGCATCTCTGACGTTTGTAGGAACTCTAATTGGAAGGAAAGTCTGCACTGAGGATGACATACGACCTAACCTTTTCACAGTGGGTCTTGGAAGGACAGGAATTGGTAAGGAATCAGCTCGAAGTATCATCAAAAAGATATATTCTCAACTGGAGATGCAAGGATTTGGTGCAGAAAAGGTCACTTCCAGAACAGCCATTGAGAGAGTTTTGTCTGCAACTCCGTCTGCTCTTTTCCTTTTTGACGAGTTCGGCAAATACGTGCAGTCGATTCTTGGTGAGAAATCTTCAGGTCATGTAAGAGATGTGATGACTGCATTGATGGAACTGTACTCATCTTCTGCAACTACCTTCTTTGGAACTGACAAAGCAAATGCACGTGAGAATCCACGCTTTGTTATAAGTCAACCACACGCAAACATCTATGCAACATCAACTCCTGACTCGTTCTGGGAAGGACTGACACATACTGCTGTGAGAGATGGAAGTCTGAACAGGTTTCTCATTTTCTCTGCTGTAGACAGGACTACACGACAAATGACCGGACGAGTTAGAGAGATACCACAAGCACTGAAAGAGGATATCCTGAGACTCTACAACCTCACTGAGAACATTAAAATCTCAAGCAGAGGTCGAATGTATGATCCAACAAAATTTATCGATCATCATGGTGAAGTCGTAGATAGCAAGACAAGATACAGAAACCCAATCCATCATGACTTCGGAGAGATCACCTGTGATCCAGACCCGATGACGATTGGTTACAGTGATGACAGTCTGGAGATATTCGATAGGTTCGAGGACATAACTCTGGAACGAGCCGATAAGAAGAACTCAACTGCTTCGATGTGGGTTCGTGCAAGTGAGCATTCTAAAAAAATAGCTTTGATCTTGACTGCGTCAAAATTGCTGAATGAAATTCCTGTAGAGGTTGCAATGTATTCTACAAATTTAGTGGATGTACTAATGAAAAATGCTATTAAGGAAATTGCAACTCATTTGAGTGATAACTTTGCAGAGAAGGAAAGCAAGAGAGTTGAAAGAATAATTGCAGAGTATGGTGAGAAAGGTGTGACCATGAGTGAATTAACACAACGCACTCGCTTTATAAAATCACGACAACAACGTAAGAATATATTAGAGGATTTATATGAAGCTGAATTAATTAACTTTGAAAGTCGTACCTCAAAGTCTGGTAAAGATACGACCTTCTATTTCTGTGAATGATTATTCTTTTATCTTTTCAATGTCTCTTTTTATGCGCTCCTCAACTGCTGAAGACAAAAAAGAGATGCTTGTGAACTTCATACCAGTTTCCTTAAACATTCGTTTTAGGTGCTTGTCCATTCGCTTTTTAGTTTCTACTTTTATTGCTACTAAATCTCTGTCCATTTTTTCCTTTCCTTTTTTAGAATATTCCAAAAACGGATTTCCTAATTTGGAAAAATCCGTATTTTCATCGATTACATGAACTCTCTGTTCCCCAAAGACGTGAGTTAGGTCATTTACAAGTTCGTTCACATTCAAGTCATTTGAACGTAAGTTCTTATTATTATTACTCATTATGTCCTTTCTATGCGTTACCATTCGTTACTCGGTAACAAACAGTAACGCTTTTACCACCAATTATCTGTTAGCAGATTCTATCTTTTTAATTGTTTCATTGCTAAATTTTAAAAAACAATATTGAGGATTTTTAAAATTATGGTCAAACAATCCTTCTTCACCAAATCCTTCTAAGACAATACCATCTTTAGTGCTTTGACCTTTTTCATAAACCATCAGAAAAGAATATGCAGGGATTTTCCCTTGAAATGTTTTTATGTCAATGTCTTGTTTCATAACTCTCCTTATTCATTTGAGATTGTAGCAAACATTTCTGCAAAGTCTTCAACTTTTAGAACAATCACATCAATGTCTTTTTGTTTCATTTCTTCAATCTTCGGAACTAATCCCCAATCACAATTCTCTGGAATTACGATTGCTTCGACTTGTTCCTTATCTAAATAATTTTCTTTAGATTTTCCTATTTCGATTGGTTCTATCCAGTGCTTATTCATAATGCTCCTTTCAAGCTAGTGTTATATATTCATCATCAACTAAAAATTCAAAACCAAAATCACAACAGTAAATTCTAGTTTTCGACCATTGTCTTGTTACTTCATGTCCTGTAACAATACCATGAATGATACTGTTATCTGAACCTGCACAAGTGTTTTTTACTACAACCTTATCGTCAATTCTAAAACTATTATCGTTTAACTCCATTATCATAATATCCTCTCCTTATAGATTGATATTGGATTAGGAACAGTCAAATATCTTTTAAAGATACTGTCTAATTCTTCATAGATTCCAGAATCTTCAATTCCAGAATCTTCAAGACCTGATATTTCATCTAATAAGATTGCACCAAATTCATGGTTTAATCTGATTAGCATTGTATTGTCTCTGTGATTCCAGAAGTGATTGAAAAGTGCATCTTTAATCAATTCTTGTTCACGATCACTTAGTGATAATAAAAATTCATTCCAAGTCATAACTCTCCTTTTTCACATAATGAATTAACGATTCCATAGTCATTATTAAGATAATCATAAGACAAACTCATGTCTGTATTGTGTTCAATTGTATCAAGTTCATCTTCAAGTCTTTCCATTTCTTGAATGCTTGAATGATGATTGTTTACAAAACGCTTATATTCACCAGACAAAACTTGATCTGATTTCTTAAAATTCTTTTGACTCTGCTTAACTATGTAAATCCAACATGGTTCAACATGGTTTTTAGCAGTGATGCAAGTTGTCAAAACTCGCACATAATGGTTATTACTGAAGATTGCATCTTCATTGTGTTGCATGAAGTTTGGTCTATATCCTTCCAAACTATCAAGACCTTTCAATGCAGACCAATCAGAAAATGTAATCAATTCACCTTTAACTGTTTCATTTGATGAAATATAGTTTTCGGTCTTTTGATTACTGAAAGACTTCATGTCTTTCTCAATATCACCGGAAGCAATACAAGAAAAGTTTGAGTCTTTCATGCAAACGTATGGTAGACCAACATCATATAATCTACCATTAACTTGCGCTGGTTCTACTTTCGTAGCATCTTCAAGTCTTCTATGGTTTCCAAAACCTTTTTTAAGTGTACCATAGACAAACACTTTCATTTCTTTGTTGATAGATATTTCTGTTCTCTTTAGAAACTCTAAATATTCTGGTGATAAATACATTTCTCCTTTCAATAAATGGTTTAAATATTCCTCACTAGGTTGTAAATTCTTTTGAGTCAAAATTGCTACATATACAAAAGCAGTGATAAATTTTCCATCTGCTCTACGTATGCGCTTTTCAACTCTGTTGTAATGTGTTCCTGCACATTCAAACTTGTCAAGGTGCTTGTAAAGGTGCTTTGATTCAAGTCTATATAAAACACCTTCAACTTCGTGTTCTTTTGACTTGATGATATTTGCAAATCCTTCACTTGCTTTTTTAGACTTCTTATTAAATACAAGTTTGTGATTGTACAATGTTCCAGCAGTGCAAATGTTCCAAACTGCATTACGTGCAAACATTCTTTTGCGATTCATGTTTGAACCATACGCAAAATACCATTGCGTTGTAGGTGCAGGTATTGCTTGTTTTAAAGGTGCTTTTTTTATCTGGTGAAGATGTTCACCTTTTTTATGCTTCATCTGTTTCATTTTCTTTTCTCCAGTTTGAGAGTTCAAATTGTGCTTCTTGCAGTTCGCTTCTTGCACCTTCTAAAACTTCAAGATGTTCAAACATTTCTTCAAGTTTTTCTTCCAGCAGTAATAATTCATTTGGAACTTGTTGTTCTTCAGACAAACTTTCTCTCCAATTATTGATTTTATCTTCGAGTTTGTTCATTTTAATATAGCTAAACATTTTCTTTTCTCCAGTGTTTAAAGCGCACCTTTTAAGATGCGCTGAGTTGATTTATTGTGTTCTTTCAAATGCAAAGTCTAAAACTACCAAATAACCTACTCTTGATTTGATTTGATTTCTAAAATGTTCTTTTAGTGATTCTCTGCTTAAAGCATTATAAACTGCAACCAGTGCGGAAGCACTGAACAAGTCAACAATTGAGTTTCCTTCTTCAAATTGAATGGTTTGATGTTGTTGCTCTTCAACTATTTTTTTAAGAGTTTCAATTGTAGGTGCATAAGTTTCCATTTTATTTTCTCCAGTTTAAGATTAGACTAAGATTGAAGTTAGTGAAGGATAAAGACTGTTCAACTGTTCACATCTTCTTTGATTCGCTATTGCATCAGTTCTGAAAATTGATGTTCTAGCAGGTACAGTTTCTTGCACTGGTTCAGAATTGAATTCTGTTCTGAACTGCTTCCAGCAGTGCGTATTTTCATGCTTGTCAAACAAGTAAAGATATTCAAGGTCTGATTCTAGTCTTCGAGTTTCTCTTGAATATATTTCACTGTTAGTAAATTCTTCTATTGCAGTGAAAAGAATGCTTTCACCTTGCAATAGTTTTTCATCATCTGTCAAAACACATCCATTGTTGATGTACAGATCAAGTGAAGAAATATGTCCAGAAAAACATAAATCAAATGCTTTCTTCTTTGAAAAAAAGACTTCATTCAATGGTTCAAGTAACATATCACCATCCATGTGAACGTATGTTGAAATAACAAGACCATTGTATTTATTGTTGTTGTCTCTTGTTTTATAACCTATTCTTGCACGTGTACTCATTTTATTTTCTCCAGTGTTAGTGCGCACCATGAAGGTGCGCTTGTTTAATTAGTTTGAAACTGCTTGTGTGAAAGTATATGGAAGTGCTTCTCTTTCAAGTTGCATTTCTTCATCATCAAAATCACCTTCGCATTCTGGATTCTGGTTTGCTAGGTATCTGTGAAGTGTTCCATTGTTTGCAGAATCTAAAAAACATCTGCTACCTGCTGAACGTGGTCTTGATCTTGGAAAATATCCAGCATCTTGTTTGGTGCATCCAGAATTGAAAGAAAAATATTTATCTCTTAAAATCAGTCTGCGAAATGTGTAAAATTCTTCAACTTTCTTTGAAACTTCCAAGAGTTTGAACATCTTTGCAAATGTTGGTTTATGATTCTTTGAAAGTTTTTTGCGATTATTTGAAGCAAACTTCATCATTGCTTGTGTTAAGATAATCCAATTTTTTATCTTCAAGAATTCAGTGCTAGAAGAATGATGACGAAACTCTATTGTTTCATGTCTTCCATAAGCAGAGTAAATGTTCAGTTTGCAGTTTCTTGCAAATTGGTGCGCAAATGCTAATCTCATATTTTCACGTTTTGCAGAATCATTTCTTTCTCTTGCTATCCAGTCATTCATTGATTTGCGTGATTCTATTCTGTCAAATAGTTGACTTGAATGTTCTGAATTCTGCTTCATAGGTGTGTTATATGAATTATGCGCTCGTCTACTCATAGGTTGCAGACTGTCAAGAATTGTTTCATAGAATGTGTAGAATTGAGAAAGTTTGATCATCTGTTCAGTGTTCAGCATATTTGCATCATGATGTACATGAATTCCGCATGACTTGTTCACTATAACACCTACTTCATTTAATGCTGTCAGCATCTTTTCAAGTTCTTGCAGACCTGCTTCACCTTTTAGAATTGGTGAAACTATTTCTGCTTGATTAGGACATGAATTTGTTGTTCTGATGGTTGCATCTGATACAATCTTCCAGTTTGTTTCACTGTCTCTGTGATTATAACCTTCTGCATATATCGGAAGATTAGTTTTTTCTTCCAGTATTGTTGCAAGTCTTTCACGTGAAACTGGTGAAGCAGTTTCGATTTCAACTCCGAATGTGTTGTCTGTCAGTATTAAATCACTCATTTTAAACTCTCCATTTAAAGACTTCGATTTAACTTGTTTGAAGAATACATTTTCTCCATGTTTAGAATAATACAATTTGTATACAAATGTCAAACAAATATAAACATCTGT